ACCGAGTTTGTTTACGAGGTCGGACTTTTCCTCATCAATTGTTTTATATCCGGGCGACGGAACGTCTTCCTGTGGTTCCATAGAGTCGTACCCCATACTGGGTCCGTTGTCATATGGCGTATCATCCACGTATTCTCCATGATCAACCGGCTCGTCCATTTGTGGTGGAGGAGGCACACTCTGTTTCACGGGGTTCGCGAACGCGTCAACATCTTCTTGAAGACCCATCATGGGTTGTGGATCGCGTCCCTGCATTCTCTGTACAGTCGGAGGAGCATGCGAGCGTGGTCGGGTGAAATCTAACTGTATTTCATCCATCATGGCTTGTTCGTTATCGTCCAATTTCATGACAGATGCGTCCCCCCTGTCGAGAATAATTTCACCGTCCATTACTCTTTATATTGAAACTAATCTTTTCTCTTTAACGCACTTTATAAAAAAATCTCAGTACATAACAAATGAAACTTAATAACGCGAATCGCTCGACACTAAGGGCTATCGCGATTACGCTACTGCTACTGGTAGTCGTATCCATGTTATTCAAAGATAGGCGCAGTATGTACGAACCCAGGACGATATCGATCGAACCCGTATCCGAGATGTCGTTAACCGGCTTGACGAGTAGCCCCGAGTGTACTAACGACAGTGTATACTCGACGAGCCTCGGTGGTGTATGTGGTGATCAACAACTCGTTCGTGACCATGCGAACTACAAAATCGTAGATTAGAAATATAGCCAACACTTCCCATTTCCAGTTAAATTTATACCGAATTTTTAAGTGGATAATTTCTGTGTGTATTATAAATGGCTCTCGTTACAGCGCCTCAGCCGACCATCCCCGACTTTGAACATGAATATCACACGGTCATCGTCGATACGACGGATCAGCCGAGTGCTCAGATGACAAAAGGAATTACTGTTTTTTTACCTACACCACTTGAAAATATTGTACAAGTTGAATTGACGGCTGCCCGTTTCATCGGCATTACCACAACCACGAATATTATACACGTTTCGATTGACGAACTGAAAAATACATTTTTCCAACGCGCGAAGAAAGACTTGGATGGGGCTGATAATCACATAAACGGGTCTTTCGGTTCGATAGTTACGGCGGGCGCAACAAGTTTGACATTCAAAAACGAATATCCACTTATTCAGCAATACATCACACCTATTCGTAAACTCGACCGTTTGAATCTAAAATTATACAAACAGGACGGCGACGAGGTTGTAGATGAGACTAAGGCCTTCATGGTATTTAAGTTCATATGCAAGAAGAAGAACTTGATGTGATCGTTTCAGGGCGTTATGTGTATGTAATTTAAAAATAGCATTAATATAATAAAGATGTCATCCGGACTCGTACAGCTTGTAGCCATAGGTGCCCAAGATGAACATATTATAGGTGAACCTGAAATATCTTTTTTCACGTCCACCTTCAAAAGACACTCCAACTTTTCACAGTCTATAGAAAAGCAGACGATACAAGGGGCTGTGAAAGGTAATTCTATGTCATCTATTCGATTTGAACGAAACGGTGATTTACTCGGATACACGTATTTTACTATCGATAATAATACGAACGCCGTCGATATTCAGGATTGGGGTAGAATAATAGATAGGGTCGAACTTCTCATCGGCGGGCAGGTTATCGATGCGCAAGACCATGATTTTACAGAAAAAATCGCCATCGATACCTACGCACAAAATGTTTCTAAAAGTTCTAACGGTACACACCCAGGTGCGAGTGCTCGGTCGTATTTCTATCCACTCCGGTTCTTCTTCTGTGAAGGACCACAGTCGGCACTCCCACTCGTAGCCCTACAGTATCATACTGTCGACTTGCGCATTTATTGGGGACCCGACGCAGGTAACTATAACGTTGACGCGTATGCGAACTATTATTACCTGGATAACGAAGAACGTGGAATCATGAATTCTCGGCAGCACGATATTCTCATCACACAAGTTCAGAAAAGTGTTCCCTCTGGTGAACTCACCCAAGAACTCACGTTTAATCACCCCGTGAAATATATCGCGTGTTCCAATACAAATTCGGAAAGTACGTTTACGTCTATTGATAACAAGATCAAATTAAGTATTAATGGTACCGATATCGGTGCATTCAAATGGGCGAAACCACATTACGTCGATATCATGAGTTATTATCATACGAACTTCGTAACGTCCCCTGATTTTTTCATTCACTGTTTTTGTCTGAATACGAGCTCGCTTCAACCTTCGGGTTCACTCAACTTCAGTCGTTTAGATTCCGTGAAAATTCATAGTGAAAATAAACTCATCATCGACCCTATATACGCAGTAAACTATAACATTCTCAGGGTGAATAACGGCATGGCAGGGCTCATGTACGCGAATTAAAATGCGACACTATATTAATGCCGAAGAACTTGAGTACTGTCGGTGGTGCCACGAAACTTCGGTTCGGTAAGAACTGTCGAGAAGATCAGGCGGAAAACTCGATCGTATTCAATGCGAGTGAAGAGAAAATAGATGCGACTGGTGCGAGTGGCGTGTACATCACTCCACTCGAATTAGCGTCCGAATTTGCTGGTGTCGGCACGGATGATACGACCAATACATTCGTCGCGTACAATCAAAGTACGCATCAACTTTTTAGGACACAAGTCCCTTTATCAGTGTCAGCACTTTCAGGTGCCGGGGGAACTAGTGGAGACTTGACTGTCACGGGGAACTTGTACGTTTCCGGAAACGTAACATCGGTAGGTACGGTCGCAAACCTTCATGTGACTAATACGACAATCAAGGATGGGCTCGTCGAAATAGGTACGAATAATACCGATTTAGCCACGTTTGATTTGGGACACATTCTCAACCGTGGACCGAATGGTTCGAACGTCGCCGTAGCCTATGATGCGAGCGCTACGGAACTCGTTATCGGTTACACGAATGATAGCGCGATGGAGGTGACACAGGTCACAGTCAATGATGCTGAAACCATGAACGTTCACGTGTACGGTAAATTGTACGCAAACTCGAACATCGGGGCTGCGAATACAGCACCTGTACACACACTTTCGGTAGGTACGAAGTGCTTCATCGAAGGTGACGGAAACCATTCAAACGTTATCGAAGCGCGTGGTAATACGTACACGACCGGGAATGTATACGTTGAAGGCGGTCTCATCACGAATACGGGTGGTGTCACTAAAAAGACGTACAGTCACCAGGGTACGTACACCCCGGGCGCCTCAGTTGCAAATGCGACACTCACGTTGACATTTTCGCAACACGCATTTTACGCTAAAATTGTCGCACAGCTCCTCGATAATGTCGATACGGAGGTGAGTACGATGACCCTCGATATAGCCGGTGGTGAGCGTGGAGGTGACGCGCCCCCGTTAGCTATTGCGATGGGACCCATGTCTATTTTTGGAAATACAAACACAAACCCATGGAGTTCTACCGTGACCGTAGCACCCACTACAGTTGCCATTAAACCTTCGTTTAATTTGACTTCACCCGGTAATTACACAATTTTCGTCGAATACATTTCCCGTAATACAACCGGTGAACTTACGAGTTTGACTGTAGGTACGGGTACACCCATAGAATTCGGATACTAAATACTCTCTCCAAATGACCTGTTCGTCATTTGCAAAGATGTTTTTTATATAAGCTAAATATAGATGGCGCATACGAACGTCCAGTTAGTTTCAGGAAACCTCACTACAGGTGGAGATGATCCCACATTTTACGTCGATCGGGTCAATAATATGGTTGGAATAGGAGGTGTACCTGACACGGGTGGCGACGATTCGTCAAACGTTTTACAAATTACCGGGAGTGTACTCGCAACAAAGTATCACGGTGATGGATCCAGTCTGACAGGTATTGAGAATTCACAATGGTTACACAATATGTCCGATTCCACTAAAATTTATTATAACGGCGGTAATGTTGGTATCGGGGTGACGGACCCGGATTCGAAATTAGAAGTGGATGGCGACATTTACGCAACCGGTGACGTCACGGCATCTTCTGATAGACGCCTCAAAACAGATATCAAGCGCATTGAGGGAGCCCTTAATAAAGTACGTACCCTCGGGGGGTATACATTCACGAAGAATGATAATCCGTCAACTGGTCTCATAGCGCAAGAGGTTCTTGAAGTTCTTCCAGAGGCAGTCCACGGGACAGAGGAAACGTACTATTCAATCGCATATGGTAATATGGTTGGAATTCTCATAGAGGCGATAAAGGAGCTCTCAGATGAAGTCAAAGAACTCAAAGAAAAAATAGGCTAATATAAATGACGAGCTTAAACACTGTCTCGACATTGTTCGGTGGTACGGCACCCCACAGCCTCACAGAATTATATGGAGTAAATTTCAGTGATGGTAATACGTCGGCACCTGCGTCGGGTGCTATTAATTTACGAGCGTTTAATGGTAAAAACCCATACCGTTTCGTTGAACAGCGTGTAAAATTGACCGCATCCGACCCCGAGAACGGTGACAAATTTGGAAGTTCCGCGGATATTGACGGTGACACGGCTGTGATCGGATCGATCGCGAACGATGATCATGGAACCAACAGTGGATCCGCGTATATTTTTACTCGTGATACAGCTGGGGACAATACATCCAGCTGGACGCAGCGTGTAAAACTGACAGCGAGTGACGCTGCTGCATTTGATTATTTTGGTGGAACTCAAAGCCGCGACGGTGTAGCGATAGACGGTGACACGGTAGCCATATCAGCAGTGGGAGATGATAGTAAAAGCAGCCGTGTGAAGGTCGGTGGAGCTGTATATGTATTTACCCGCGATACACCCGGTAGCCTCACCTCTGGTTGGACACAACGTGCAAAACTAGTACCGAGTGACACTGCTTCGCGTGATAATTTCGGTCTAAGTGTATCTATCGACGGTGACACGATGGTGGTAGGCTCATATGGAACTAGTTACAGGGGAGCGGCGTATGTATTCAGACGCACTACACCCGGTACCCTTACATCTGGATGGACGCAGGTCACCAAAATGACAGCGAGTGACCCTATTAATAATGCCCTGTTCGGTATCAGCCTCTCACTATCTGGTGATACGGTGGTGATTGGGGCGCGCTCTAACGATTCCGCATATATATTTACCCGCGATACACCCGGTAGCCTCACCTCTGGTTGGACACAACGCGCAAAACTAACAGCGAGTGACGGTGTTTCGGGTGATCAGTTCGGTGAGAACGTATCGATCGACGGTGACACGGTTGTTATCGGAGCGAATAGAGATGACGATGACGGAAACGATAGTGGATCTGTGTATATATTTACCCGAGATACACCCGGTAGCCTCACATCTGGTTGGACACAAGCCGTAAAACTAACAGCGGATGATGCGAGTTCTCCCGATGACTTTGGTGTTCATGTTACAATCGAGGGGGGTACAATTGTCGTTGGGGCGAGATTTAAATCTGTCAACGGTTATTCTCTTATCGGATCTGCATACGTGTTTACGCGCAATGCGGCCGGTAATTGGACACAAACCTCCAAGTTTGTAGCAAGCGACGCTACTTTGAGTAACTCCCCAACTTTCGGTGATACCGTCGCAATATCCGGTGACACGATATTGGTATCAGCATCTGGAACTGGAGGCCCAGATGGAGCTGGTGCAGGGTTACCAGATAGTGGAGCCGTTTATATTTTCACGTTAGAAATTACTCCCATTAATCCGTAGAGATAATTCCTCCAAAGTGAACCTTAACTCACATAAAATGCACTACATTTTATCTAAGCTAATATAAATGGTCGCGACGACGAGCCATATATTTTCAGGGAAGGTCGACATCGCGAGTAACCTACAAGTTGGGTCCTCGCACTTGTTCGTCGATACTGAAAATGATAGGGTCGGTATAACCACGGCCAGTCCGGATGCGACTCTACACGTAAACGGCAACGTATACGCGACAAGGTTCGAAGGTGACGGCTCACTTCTCACTGGTATAGCCTCTAATCTCGAACAGATCACAAATAACGGAAACGTCACATCGAACGCAGTTCAGTTTACGAATCCTGACACAGGTATTATCACGACCGGTAATGTTACTATCGGAAATAAACTCTCCGTGGCTAGTCTCACACCCGGAAGTGTGCCGTATATAGACGGAGATAACACACTCACCGA